ACCCCATCTCTCGGATTCGTCTCGGGGGACGCCCGACGATTCCACAATGTGAGGACAGCACGATGACGAACGATCTGACCGACAAAGCCGCCAAGCTCCTGCATGACGCCCGCGCGATGCTCGATCGCGCCGCGACCGAAACACGCGATCTCACCGACGAGGAGACCACGCAGTACGATGCCCTGATGGCGGACTACGACAAGGCCCGCGAGGCGATCCAGCGCCAGGCCCGGCTCGACGCGGCGGAAGCCGCGATGGCGAGTCCCGGCCCGAAAGCGGGGCGCGCCACCTTCACGCAGACCACGGCCATCACCGGCACGGCGACGGAGGAATACCGGGACGCCTTCTGGAAAGCCATGCGGACCGGGGTGCCAGAAGAGTTCCGCGCGCTCTCGGTGGCGACGGACACGGCCGGCGGCCACACCGTCCCCGACGAGTTCCGGCGGCAGCTCATTCAGGCGCTGACGCAGGCCAATGTCATGCGGCAGTTGGCGACGGTCTTCACCACGACCTCCGGGATCATGACGATTCCGGTGCTCTCAACCGACGCCGCCGCCGGGTGGGTGGCCGAGAACGCCGCCTACACGGAAACCGAACCCGTGTTCGGCGCGATCACGTTGAACGCCTACAAACAGACGATGCTGACCAAGGTCAGCGAAGAGCTGTTGAACGACAGTGCGTTCGACGTGCCGGCGATCCTGAACGGGCAATATGCCCAGGGGCTGGGGACGCTCGAAGAGACGGCCTTCACCGTGGGGGACGGCTCCAGCAAACCGACCGGGGTGGTCGGGGGATCGACGCTTGGCAAGACCGCCGCGGCGACGAACGCCATCACGGCCGATGAGTTGATGGATCTCTTCTACGCGCTCGGCCGGCAGTATCGGGCGCGTGCGTCGTGGCTCATGCACGACACGACGATCAAAGCGATCCGGAAGCTCAAGACCGGCGTCAGCAGCGACAACACGTATCTCTGGAGTCCCGGGCTGGCGGCGGGCGAACCCGACACGCTGCTCGGCCGTCCGGTGTTTGCGTCGAAGGACATGGCGCAGATCGCGACGGGCAACAAGACCGTACTCTTCGGCGACTTCTCCTACTACTACATCGGGGATCGCCAGAGCATCGGGATGCAGCGACTGAACGAACTCTATGCCGCCAACGGGCAGGTCGGCTTCCGGATTCACCGCCGCACGGACGGAAAACTCAGTCTGGCGGTGGCCGTGCAGCACCTGATTCAGGCGTAAGCGGAGGAGACGATCAATGGCAGGACGCAATCCGCTCAACAGCATGAAGTTCGTCAAGGTCAAGGACCACTCGGCCGCCAGCACGGCGGCCGTCACGTCCGACATCGTGGACACGGCGGGCTATCAGGGCGTGGTGTTCATCACGTCCTTCGGCACGGCCGATGCCACGAACACGATGAAGGTGCAACAGAACACGGCGAACCAGACGACCGGCATGGAGGACCTGGCTGGGTCGTCCATCTCCAGCGGCACGACGGATGAAGACGTGATCGTCAACATCCATCAGCCGCGTGAACGGTACGTCCAAGCCGTGATCGCCCGCGGGGCCTCGTCCACGCTCGAAAGCATCTGGGCGGTGCTCTACGGCGGGGATACGAGCGTCACCGGCAACACGGTCGCCGGGACGCAAACCGCGGAGCAACTCGTCTCGCCGGCCGAAGGGACGGCGTGATTGTCAGGCTCCTGACGGCACTCTCCGGGCCGACGATCAGCGCGGCGGCGGGGGATCTCTATGAGTGTGATCCTCAGGCCGCCGCGCGCTTGATCGCGGCGGGGTTTGCCGTGCCGGTCGAGCGGCAGGAGGAACCGGAAACAGCCGTCCGGGTCGTCACGAAACGGACGGCGGCCAAAGCGAAGCGGTCATGAGCCTGACCGTGGATGTCGTCCGGATCGCTCCCGTGCGCGTGGAAGGCCCGACCCTGCAGGTCTTCGATGTGCAGGGCGCAAAAGATCACTGTCGGATCAGCGGCACGGCGGAAGACGCCCAGATCCAGCGGTGGATTGAAGCGGCGACCCAGAAAGTGGAAGACGACACCAACTGCAAGCTCCTGACGCAGACGTGGGATCTCGCGCTCGACGCCTTTCCTGTCGGGAGTGACGCCTTGCGCCTGCCGTTTGGCCCGCTGCAGTCGGTGACGCATGTGAAATATACCGATAGCAACGGCGTGCTGCAAACGCTGGGCGCCAGTAGCTATCTCGTGGATACGAGTGCGATCCCGGGGCGCATCGGGCTGGCGGATGACGGCACGTGGCCGAGCGATCTGCGGATCGTCCAGCCGGGCACCGTGCGCGCGGTGTTCGGGTGGAGTGCGGCGCATCTGGTGCCCTTGCCCTTGGCGCAGGCGGTGGCCTTGCAGATTGCGTGGTTCTCGGAAGTCCGCCAACCGCTCGAGACTGATTGGGCGGCCTACGACCGCTTGATCGCGCCGTATGTGATCCGCGGGGTCGCATGAACATCGGCGCGTTGCGGCATCGCGTGACGCTCGAGGCGCCGAGCCGAATCCAGGATAACGACGGGGGGTATACGGAAGCGTGGACGGCGCTCACGCCCTCGCCGGTGTGGGCCGCGATTGAACCCGCGACCGCCCGAAATCTCGAGCGCGTCGTCGGGAACGCCGTGCAGGCCACGGCCACGCATCTCGTGACGGTGCGGTATCACAGCGGGATCACGACGCGGACGCGCCTCACGCTGGGCGGGAGTCGCTATCTCTACGTGCGCGGCGTGCAGGATCTGGATGAACGCGGCATCGGGATGACGCTGGCCTGTGAAGAGGTGGTTAGCTAGTGCCCGCCAAGCTCGAGATGCAAGGGCTGAGCGAACTGCAAGCGGCCTTGCGCCAGCTTCCAGAACACCTCGCGCGGGAAGCGGATGTCTACGTGCGACGCGCGGCCGAGACGACAGCGAACCAGATTCAAGCCTCATATCCAGTCGTCAGCGGCGCCTTACAGCGCGGTGTTGTCGTGGAACATAACAGCTCCAAGTTCGGCTCCGCGTCCCTTGTCCGCAGCCGAGCGTATCACGCACATTTGTATGAGTTCGGATCACAAGTGCGCCAATACCTCGGGGCGAATCGGGGCGCGATGCCTGCCAAGCCGACCGTGATCCCGATTGCGATCCGGAACCGGCGCGAGCTGGTGCGGCAACTCGTGCGCTTGGTGGAACAAAACGGCTTCGAGGTGAGCGGTGGGTGACAGTTCCAATGTGGACGCGGCACTCGTGCTGAAATTAATGAACGACGCCACGCTCATGAACATCGTCCCGCACGGCGTGTTCTTCGACATCGCGCCGCAAGGCGATCCGGCCAATCCTGTGACGAAGTTCGTCATCGTCACCCAGCAGGCGCACGAAGACACGGCGGGGCTGAACCAGACGGATGCCTACGAGCAATTTACGTATCTCGTGAAAGCCGTGACCTCGAACACCAGTGGCGCGGATGTGAAGGCGGCGGCCGATCGGATTCACACGCTGCTCCATCACGGAACGCTGACCATTACGGGCTACACGCTCATGGCGATGTTTCGCTCGGCGCGCATTCGCTACACCGAGCTCGATGACGAGAGCGATCTCCGCTGGCAGCATCGGGGCGGGTTATACGAAGTGCATGTGAGCCCGTCGTGATGGACTATGACCGAGAGGCCGACGAACGGGCGTGGCGGGAACGCATCGCGATGGCGCTGGAGACGATCGCTGAACGGATCGGCGATGCGGATCGCGTGGCGCAGCTTGAAGACCTGCTGCGGGAGTTCGTGGTGATCTTCAAGGACCCCCATTCCACGGACGAGCGGTGGAACGAGCTGCTCGATGAGGTCGACGAGGCATTGAACGCATGAGTCGAGACGTGTTGCTCTACGGGATGAGCCGATCGATTCCGGCCGCGGAACTTATGGTGTGGGCCACGTCCACGCCCGGGCTGCATGAGATGCCCTGCCCGGATTTTCACCGGCTCCAGATCGAGCACTGGATCTGGAGCCATCGGCACGCGCTCGGGCGGGACATTCTCGATGTCGGGGTCTATTACCCCCGGCGCTGGCTCGGGGATGGCTACCTGACCGTCGGGGAACACGGCGAAGACCGAGCCGGAGACTTGCTCGCCCTCCCGTTCCCGGAGACGGCCTTCGATGGGGTGATCGTGACGGAAGTTCTGGAGCATTGCGTGAACCCGGAGCAAGCGATGACCGAGGTCTATCGGGTGCTCAAGCCGGGGGGGTTGGTGCTGGTGACGTCGCCATACATCTGGCCGGAACATGGGATCGAAGGGGAATACCGTGATTACTGGCGGTTTACGCGCCACGGCTGGGAATATCTGCTGCGGGCGTTTACGGAGGTGTCGATTACCCCGTGTGCGTGGACGCCGGAAGGGGCCGCGGGCTATGAGCTGATGCGGCGCTTCGAATGCATGGGTTTTGAGGATCAGACGCAGGCGACGACGGGCTATCTCTGTCGCGCGCGCAAACCGGACCCCACTCGCCGCGATGTGCGTGGTAAAGGTATGCCCATCGGGTTCGATGAGGCCGTGCCATGAAGGTCATGCTCATCGAGCCCGGCGCCAGTTGGTCGACGGCCGATGTGTCCGCCGGCTTGCTCTACGGCTTAGAACGGCAAGGGCTGGAAGTCATCCGCTATCGCCTGTCGGAGCGGATTGAAGTCTCGAATCGGGTGCTCTATCTCGCGTGGAAGCGCGCGAAACGGCAGACGCCGACGATGGCGAAGCCGACGGATGCCGACGTGTTTTTCCTGGCCGGGCAACATGCCTTAGCGATGGCGCTCTGGCACAAAGTCGATGTCGTCCTGGCCGTCAGCGCGATGTTTCTCCTGCCGATTGTCATCCAACTGATGCGGCAAGCTGGGCTCACCGTCGTCATCCTGTTTACCGAATCGCCCTACGAAGTGCGCGAAGTCGAGGTCGCGAAGATGGTCTCCGCGTGCTGGACGAATGAGCGGTCGATGCTCACGAAGTTTCGGGCGGCGAATCCGATGAGCGGCTATCTCCCGCATGCGTGGCATCCGGATCGGCACAAGCCGGGTCCGCAACCGGGCGACGAGCAATTCCCCGCGCATGACGTGGTGTTTGTCGGCTCCGCGTTTCATGAGCGCGTGACGTGGCTGTCGTCGATTGATTGGACGGGCATCGACCTCGGCCTCTATGGGATGTGGAACGCGCTGGCGGCGCGGTCGCCGCTCCGGAAATTTGTCCGGGGGCAGGTGATCTCGAATGCCATGACGGCGGCCCTCTATCGTCGCGCGAAAGTTGGGCTCAATCTCTATCGGACGTCGATGGGCTGGGGAAAAGACGCGCGACAGATTCAGCACGCCGAATCCCTCAATCCCCGGGCCTACGAGCTCGCGGCCTGCGGGGCGTTCTCGGTAAGCACCTATCGATCGGAAATCCCGGACGTGTTTGGGGACCTCGTCCCGACCTTCGAGACGCCGGCCGAGGCGTCGGCGTTGATTCGCTCGTGGCTCGCGGACGAACACGGGCGCGCGAGGATCGCGGCTCAGTTGCCGGACTGTGTCACGGCGATGTCATGGACCCATCGGGCGGGCCAGGTGGCCCGCGATATACACACGCTTCTGCGGCCGACGGCCGTAGGGCAACAGCACCCGCACTCACAGGCGGTTGGTGCGTGACTCTCAGGGCTGTGAGCGTTGTGGGATCACAGTAGGTAGGGATCGCCAGTGGCGAGATATCACGGACAGAAAGGCGTCGTGTACGGTTCCACGACCGGCACGGGCACCGCCGTCAACATGATTTCGTTGTCGGCGTGGACGCTGAACATGGCGACCGACAAGGTCGAAGTCACCGCGTTCGGCGATGCGAACAAGACGTATGTGCAAGGCTTGCGGGATATCACCGGCACGATTTCGGGCTGGTGGGATTCGGCCGATGACGCGCTCTTTGATGCCAGCGAATCCGCTGACGGCATGAAGTTGTATCTGTATCCCGCCTCCACGGCGGCGACGATCTACTTCTACGGCCCGGCGTTCATCGATGCCTCGATCAACGTGTCGGCCACCGGGGCGGTCTCGGTGAGCGGCAACTTCGCGGCCTCGGGGAGCTGGGGAAGGAAACCTTAGTCCGTGATATGACGTCAGTCGATGTGCGTCCAGCTTCGTCGTTGAACGATGTCGTAGATCGTATCTCTGCTGACGCCATATTCGGCAGCGAGCTTGTTGCCGCCTTTGGTTTCAGCATAACGAGTACGGATGGA